TTACGAAAAGGTTGGGGTCAAAATGTCCTCGGCGATTGGTGTAAGTCTTCAAACCTCGAGTACCGCGACCGACGATGGTTTGTCGCTAGTCGAATCTGGATACAGCGCCGCCGAGACTGGAACTGTCCCGTGGACGAGTTTTCAGGCCGGTATGATCCCAAGACTCGCCCCGGGGGAATCACTGGAATCATTTGCCTCGAACAAACCGAGTCCAACCTTTCAAGGGTTCTTGGCTTGGATTCTTAAAGAAGTCTCGATCGGCCTTGGTTTGCCTTACGAATTTATTGTTGATCCAGCCGGGCAAGGGACGGCAAGCCGCTTCATTCTCGAGAAAGCTCAAAGGCGATTTGAGGAACGGCAATACTGCATCAAGAAATTTTGCGACCGTGTTTGGTCTTGGGTCATCGCTTCGGCTATCAAGCGGGGCGATCTTCCGCCAAGCGAAAACTTTTATTCTGTCCGCTGGCAGACGCCCAAAAAGATTACGGTCGACGCCGGCCGAGAAGCTAAGTCCAACCTTGACGCTTTAAAATACGGCAATCGAACCCTGTCCGAAGACCTCGGCGAGCGTGGTCAGGATTGGCAAAACGTGAGAGATCAGATCGAACGTGAGGCCGACGATCTGCTTGCTCGGGCCAAGCGTCTCAGCGAGCAACACGGAGTCAGTCTCGACACCGCGGTGTCTCTTATTTCGCAACGCACTCCAAACCCGACTTTCAACGATGAAGCATCATCTGATTAATAAAATTAAAAGCGATTTGTGGGCTATTCGCCCTGATTACTTAACGACCCTGTATCATGCCGCGTTGGATTTCGACGGATCCGGCAACGCGTCGGACTCGCGAGGATATTCCGTCGAAGGGTCCACTGCTGTCGTCCCCATCTACGGGGCTCTTGGAAAGAACCTCAACGAATTCGAAGCGTTGTTCATGACCGACTACAACGACATCGAAGCGGCTTTAATTGAAGCCGAAAATGACGAATCAGTTGAGACAATCCTTCTAGACATCAACAGCCCGGGCGGAACGATTCAAGGCTTGCCCGAATTGGTTAATTACATGCGGACCATTGAAAAGCCGCTTGTCAGTTATACCGACGGAATGATGGCTTCGGCGGCTTACTGGTTAGGCACTGTCTCCCCTCACTTGTTGATCTCTCAAACCGCGGAGGTCGGATCGGTCGGGGTTTATGTGGCTTTGCTTGACGAGTCCAAAGCCCTTGAGATGCAGGGCTATAAGGTCGAGGCAATTTCAGCGGGCAAACACAAACTCGATTACTCCGGGTATGAGCCTTTGACAGACGAGGCCCGGGCAAGGCTTCAAGCGAACGTCGACAAATGGCACGGACGTTTCAAGGCCGCGGTTCGAGTTAATTACCCGGTCGATGATGAATACCTCGAGGGACAAACCTTCGAAGGAGAGGAAGCTCTTGAAGTTCAAATGGCAAGCGGCCTTGTGGATAGCCTTTCCGATGCCCTGCTTCTAATCAACGAATAATTTCACTTTTCATCCTCATATTAGAGATGAAAACCATTCTTAACCTGATTCAGGCAAACGCCGAAATCGCTAACCTCAAGAAAGAACTTGAGGCAAGCAAAGCAAGCGTTGAGCAAATGAACGCAAGCGTCGAAGAGCTTAAAGCCTCTCACGCAACCGAGCTGGAGCAAATTAAAGAAGCTCATTCGGTCGCATTAAAAGACGCAAACGCCAAGGTCGAACTTCTGACCGAGGCAAATGAGATTCTCGAGAAAGAGCAAAAGAGCGCATCCGAGCAAGCTGTCCAAGTGCTTGCATCAGTTGGCGTAGAGCAACCGGTCGAGGAAGCCGCCCCAGAACCCGAAGTTGAGCAATCAATCGACGAACTGTGGGCCGAATACAAGGCGATTCAAGACGCTAAAGAGCGCCGCGCCTTCTACACCGAAAACATAAAACCTCGACTGTAATATCATGCCCACCAACCAATTAAATGGAATCAATCTGGCGCAAATAGCCGAGTCCACATTGGACTATATGAGTTATGAATTCGCCCCATTGAATGCCATTACCCGAGATTTCTCGGAAGACATCGCCCAACAAGGCGAATCGGTCACCACTCGAGTTCCCGCGTCTGTGAACGCCGTGGATTTGTCAAGTGGTTATACTGCCCAAAACTCCGTTACAACTGCGAAGCCTATTAACCTCGATTCTTTTTTCGGGTATGTTTACGGGTTCAGCGATGCAGAAGTTTCTAAAGCTGGAAACTTTGATTGGCTTAAAAACATCTTTATGGCTCCGGCTCTTGAAGCTGTTCAGAACAAGCTGATGGATAGCCTCGGGGCGCTGATTACGACTTCCACATTTACCAACACGCCGATCACACAGGCAGCAAGCGGATTTGATGCCGATCATGTGGCCGATCTCAGTGCGAGTCTCAGCAACCAGAAGGCCCCCCGTTCGGAAAGATCACTGGTCTTGGGGAGTTCTTACGTCGCAGCACTACACAAAGACACCGCGATCGTTGACGCGTCCCAGTATGGAGATGATCGAGGAATCAAAAATCATGCTGCGATGCGTGTTCACGGGTTCGACATCTACGAATATAACGACATTCTGGCAAACGGCACCAGTTACGTCGGCGGATACGCTTTGCATCCTTCGGCTTTGATTATGGCCGCCCGCCAACCTGCGACACCTTCAGACCCCGGTCTGGATGTGGTTAACACGTTGACTCCCAATGGGATGCCTATCCAGTTCCGGTCGTGGTATGATCCCGATGGAGGTCTTTACAAAGTCTCTCTTGGTGTTCTTTTCGGCGTAGCAGTCGGGAACACCAATGCGTTGACCATTGTCAAAACGCAGTAGTTTAAAAAATTAACATATGGCAAGTAACACGTTATCGGGGATCTCGCTTGATGCGATCGCCGACAAAACTCTAGACGTTCTTTCGAGTCGTTTCTTTGAACTTTCACGGTTCACAAGGGACTTTTCGACAGACATCAAAGACAAGGGCGCGTCTGTCAAGACGAGGCTCCCCGGTAACGTGTCGGCTGTTAATTTGGATAGTGGTTACGTTGCCCAAAATTCAAGCACGACCGAAAAAATAATCACACTCAGCGAATACCGCGGATATGTGATCGGGCTAAAAGACAAAGAAGTCAGCTTTGCAAAGTCGGTTGAATGGCTTGAAAATATTTTAATTAAACCGGCCGTCGAAGCTACTGTTCGAAAAGTGGTCGACGACTTGTTAAGTTTGGTCACGGCTTCGAGCTTCACAAATGCCATCACGGTAACGGCACAAAACTTTGATTCAGACAATCTTGCCGATGCAGCCGCGACTCTCTCAAACAACAAGGTTGGAAAGTCTTTGCGATCCGCTCTTGTTGGCTTTGATTATTTTTCATCACTGCAAAAAGATGAAGTTCACGTAACGCCGGCCAAGGCATACGGAGGCCCGCAAGCGATCCAAGATCATGACGCGCACATGATCCACGGAATTGATGTGACCGGTTACGAGGGTATCCCGTCCAATAGTGAATACCTCGAGGGAATTATCGCCCATCCAAGCGCCTTGTTGATTGCAGCAAGAACCCCGGCGCTTCCTCCGGGTCCAAGGGTGGACAGCGTGAACCGAATCACCGAACACGGGCTTCCTCTTCAGTTCCGCCACTGGTATTCCCGCAATTTAGGCCTACACAAAATCAGCGTTTCGGTCCTTTACGGAACAAGTGTCGGCTTGGGCGATAGCTTAATCAGAATCAAAAGCGCATAAATTTAAGAAAATGATAGTCAAACCATCCTTCACGATTGGAATCAAGGAATCGGGCGAAATCGACATTTTGAAGATCGGGTCCGCCGAGGATTGCAAGGAGACCTTGCTTGATGAAACCAAAACCCCATCGGGCAAATACGTTCAACTGCAATATTACAGAAAGCCTCCGTATAGCAAGCGGCGCGACATCAAGACTCAGGCCGCGGAGGCAACACCCAAAAAGAAACGCGGACGCAAGTCCGAAGAATAATCATACCCGTCTCAAGCTGGCTTGACATCGCCTCGTCTGCAAATG